CAGGGACACTATCGAGTATGTTGGCTACTTGAGCATCGACGATGTCAGGGGCGATGCGCACATCAGCAGGCGGCTCGTGGGCTTCTGCGGCTTTGACGTTGACAGCCCCCCTGCAACCCCAGCCACGGGTTTCACATATCCTCTGTACATCACCACGTCCGGAAACCCACGCCTCATGATCACCTGGATACCGTGCGAGTCCCGCGAGATAAACTTTGCCTTTTGGGTTGACCCCGTTGGCCCGCGCTTCACGCCCATACATGTCGCCAATATCGGGAGTACCCGCAAATTGCTCTCCATTGCAGTGCCCCTCTAGGAAGACGTTGTCGGTCATACCGAAGGGTGGCGCCTGGAGCGCGAACATCTCTGCCAGGTTGTGACTAAGCCCTTCAGCTCGCATGCGGTCGTATCGTTTTTGTGCGCTCATATCAGTTGCATTAGCTCCATCAATTCCTCTTCCTCGTTTGGAACGGTCATCACGTTCGGTGTGGGAGTGAGGCGAGTAAAGGGCGTTTGGTTGGGGGCAGAGTCGGGCTTCGGTGGTGGCGTTGGTGGGAATTTCCCACGGATCTGCTCTAACGTCAGCGGGCTGTCCGCCATGAGCAGTTCCATCAGCGAGCGGGGCTTCCACATACCCCCTTCGGGAGCCCCTGCGGCGCCTGGTCCACTCGTAAACCCCACGTTCGCGGGAGGTGTTGAGCGGGGGAGGAAGTTGGACGCGGTGACGGTAAAACCACCCGTGTCCGCTGGCATCGCGAATGTCGTGGTGGCGGGCTCCCCAGTCACCGCATAGGACGCACCTACAAAGGGGATCGCACGAGTAAAGCTCGCACTCTCCCCCGTTACGATGAATGAGCCAACCTCCACGCTAGGGACAAACGCTACGCTTTGCCCCGTCACTGCGAACAGGCCCGCTGCTGCGCCGAACGGGGACTCGAATGTCGCTGCCTCACCCGTCACTATGAAGGAGCCAACGCCCGCAGGCAGTGTGTGAGGAGGCGGGAGGCTCGCCACAAGGACATTGAGGCGGGTCGGTGGAGGGTAGACCTCACGAAAGAACCGTCGTGGGTGGGTCCGACCCCGAGCGTAGTAGGAGAGAGGCCCCGTCATTGGATTTGCAGAATTCCGTTAGTCTGGTCCAGGGAGACGGTGAACGAGTTACCCGTGGTGACGGTCTGCGCCGCGCCACTATCCCACCAGCCAATGAGGTTGCCCGCTGCTGGGCTGCTGTTGTAGATCACAGCGTAGCGAAACGTGGCGATGGTCCCGCCACTCGCCGTGTACGTGACGTTGTTACCAACTAGCTTGTACACCCCACCCGATTGGCTGCTACTCGTGATCGTAACCGTTGCCCCGCCCGCGCTGTATCCGTTTCCCGCTGCGATCTCCGTAATGTCAGCCTTGACCGCGTTACTCGCAGTCGGGGCGACATTCGTGAGCATGATCTTCAACGTATCGCTTCCAAGGTTATGCACCTTGGAAGCGAGGTCGTTTACAAATGCATTAAACTTGTTGAACGCAGCCATTACTTACTCGGGGCGGGTACAGGTGGGTTCATCTTGAGGAGCTTGGCGTCGATATCCTCAATCGCTTTCGCCAGCGTTGCCAGCGCTTGCACGATAGGAGCCAAGCCAGGGTCCACGACGTTCACGACGGAGAGAATCGAGCCAGAGATGGACTCAACTTCCGTAGCCGCGTTCTCAACTACTTCCTCAAATTTCTGGATAAAGGATACGCTCAATTGGGGACCTCCTTACAAGGACACGTAGTCTTATGTCCTTCACATTTAGAGCAGCACTTACACGCCTCATTGGTACATCCAACGCAGAGGCACAAGAGAAGGAAGGCAGCGAGAAGCCGCATGCTAGACCTTTTGGTAGATTTTGTAGAGAATGAGGATTACGAGAATCCCGACGATGAGACTAATGATCATTGTTGCTGTTTCACCTTTTGCCGTGTTGCACCGACCACACGGCCCGCTTGATCGCGGTGGAACGTGATGTGCTCCAACTCACCCTGCGGTACTTGCTGCTGCGGTGGAGCGGGGGACGGAGACGTATGCGGTGGCAGGGCGCCAGGCGGAGGCGGTTGCGGAGGAGGTGGTGGCTGCATCATGTACCCGCTGGGGTCCATGTCGATGCTCTTCGCCCAGTCCCCAATCAACTTGTTAACGGGGCCAAAGTCGCCTGTCTGCTGCGCATGGCCATAAAGCGGTTGAAAGAGAGTTTGCATCGCCTGCTGGAGATTGTTCGCATCCCGATCCTTGTTCGGCTTGCGTGTGCTCCCCGCCTCTATGCGATAGTCGAGCTGATGCACGACTTCGTAGAGGTTCGCGGACATGACAAACTGGGTCCACATCTGGGCGCCCAGCGGACCCATAATGGGAGCCACGTCTTGCGGTTGCAGGTTCCAGCGAGCCGCCATCGCCTCTTTTCTGGCAATGAGCGTCATGGCGTTTTCAACCTTATTCGCCATGTCATCAGGTCGAACCTGAATCTGGTTCGACTTCATGTTCGCTTCGGAAGCGGATCGAAGCTGGTGAGCCGACATGCCATAAACAAGCTCGGTCAAACCCACCCGCTTCTCGAAATTATCCTCGACCGCTTCGATTACTTTCCAGATGTCCGCGTTGAATGGCGGATGCTGAAGGAACTCCACGACCTCTCGGATGGACTTATGCTGATGCTCCAGCTCCAGGATCGTAAGGTCATACCCACCCCCAATCGCGCTTTTTATCTCCTCACTCGCGCTCTTCTTCACAGCGATGAAATCGCGACAGGTGGTGCGAATCTTACTTGCTACGAAGCTGTACGCCCAGTTCAGGAACTTCATCTCGCCCAGCGCGGGCTTGAGGTGCGACATAGGCCACACCTGACGGGGTATCCAGTGGAAGGACAGGGCGGTGTAGGGCCACTCATCGTCAGCCCAGAATGGCGTAGGCCACTCCAGCGTATTCAAAATCGTTTGGTCCTGCCCTGGCGCGTTGAGGAGAGACGAGGGCAGGTTCAGCGGATAGGGTACATCGTTGGCTACGACCAGGTAGCAAAAGTCACCAAACGAATCCAGGATCTTACCCTGCGCCTTATTCGTCGGGCTACCGCTGAGGCGGGCACCAAGGCCCATCTTGGAGAAGATCTCGTAGTAGATGAGAAGGTCGTTAGAGAGTCCACGCTTCCGCTGGTAGTCTGCGTCCTCCTCCGTCTGGGAGGCTGCTTGTGCATTGTAACTCTCCACGTTCCCGCGTAACGTGCCCGGTTTGAGGTTGTACTGCTGTTCCACCTCCCACACCGGACGCACGCGCCTTCGCGCAATCCACTTGGCGTCTTTCATGGACTCCATATCGGGGTCCACGAACAGGTTGTCCACGGTGTCATAGAACGAACCGACCAACCGCATGTTGGTCCCTTTCGGGTAGTATAGCTCGGTCCAAAAGACACCCGCTCCCTTGATGATCGCTTCATCGATCACCTGGCGGGATTCCGTTTGCAAGTCCAGCTCAGTTGGTGTGTAGTTGAGGTAAAACTCAAGCAGCTGAGCGCGCGTATTGTCTACCATCTGACTCTGCTGCAATTGCTGCATCATCATCTGGTACTGCTGCTGAACTTGCGGGTTATTAGGGTCCCCGAAAACGCCAGGTGGAGGGGCAGGGAGCTTGCGGGGATTCACCTGGCGTATCGGGTTTTTATGATAGAGGACGGGTCCGAAGAGCTGGACCATTTCCGCGACCCGGTTGCAGGTCATCCGAAATGTTGGTCCCTACGGGTCGGGAATGTCCTCTTCACTACCTAAAACAAAGCCACGAGATGACGTGGCGTATTTTGGGTAGTACATGAAAATCGTGGGGACCATTGTAGAACTGCATTGCTTCATCTGCCACATTTGTTACTCACCTATAGGTGGGGCTAGTCATTTCTGCTAACCTCTGTATGTCGCCATACAGGTCGGACTATATCATCACCCATGAAGGGGCGCGGCGTGTAGTCTCTAGCGGGTTACGAAAACTTCCGTCGGGGTTGTCTCTAAGAGGTTTTCCCCGATATAGCCACGTTTAGAGAGGACAGAGATGTCGTTTATCCTCTTGGAATTTCTTTTTCTTGAATTCACTAGCAAGTCGAATCTTCTCAGTCCAAGCGGTGCAAATAGATCGCAACGGATGGTCCATTCGCTGCGGTGCATCCGTTTCCGGTGTTGCGTAAATATCCGCGCGAATCTGACTTTCAGGTGTTTCTAAATCTGGCATTCCCGACCCCCCTCCTTTCTGAGCGCCTGGGCTCGGCTTACGAGAGCCGCGCTATTCATCTTGGTGCTTCTCCAAGTATTGAATCGCAAGCCTCAACAACGCTGGATTGTCTTCAAACATTCCGATTCCGTTGTTGCACTTAACGCACACAAGGCCGCGCACCTTGCCACTCTTATGGCTGTGTTCTACGACCCACTTATCGTCCAAAGGACGCTGACAACATGCACACAGGTTCTTTTGATCCAACCGAAACGTGGTATACTGAGCCTCGGTCAAACCATACAATTTCAAACGTGCTCGCAAACGGTAAACCGCAGCACGATCCGGGTTTCTACGTAGATAGTCCTTCTTCCACTCCGCCCGACTTTTCTTATGAACCGGGTCGTTAGCATGCCTATGCCTGTTTTCCCGCCGTAACTCAGCACAACAAGGTTTACAGGCGTAAGTTAAGCCATGTGGTGTGGCACAATTCTTATAGAATTCCGTTTCAGACTTCTCCACCTTACATCGATTGCACGTCTTCATCTCCCACCCCTCGCAACCAGGAAAGCTACTACACCTCTCAATTGTAGCACACTTTACCTAGTTTGTCGAGACGGCCTCTGAGACTTTCCGATGCCAGGCTCGTAGTCCGTTGATCTCTTCATTCAGCTGAGTGATATGTTGCTGCAACGATTCGATCTGCTTGCCCTGTTGGGAGATCACGAGCCTCTTGCCCTTCAAATCATCTTCGTAGTTGAAGAACTCTCTCGTATCATTGTCACGCAGCCCCCGAAATTCATCGATGCGAGAGAGGAGGACAAAGACCACAAAAGAGAGGACGATGGAGATGGCTGCGAACGCGAATACTAGGATAAGCAGCATTAGCGCACCTTCTCCTTCGCCACATATTGCAGCTTCGCCCGCTCGGTCTCACTCCACACACCGTCGTCCTGGTTGTGGATTGCGTGCTTGTTCGGGTCCTCCGCGTGGCGAACCCCAGACTTCGGAAAGCCGTTATAGGCGGAGGTTGGGATCACGTAGAGGTCTACCAGACCGTCCTTCCCACACTCCGTGACCAACGCCACGAAGGACCGCGCACTTGCGTCCAGCCCATCGTGCCAGAGGACCACGTCCCCTTTGTAATACTTAGGCGGATGCCAACTCATTCTTTTGCTCCCTTTGAATTGCCCATGTGATCCACTTCGATTCCAGTTTGTCTACCTCCTCTTCGGTCAAATCCTCTGACTCAAAGAGGGCGAGTATGTGCCTCGTGGCAGCCTCCCATCCGACCTTCTGTTGCGGTGGTAGATCCTTCCAAGGAGCTGACCCCGCCCCTACCGCCTTGGCATAGACGCCGTAGGCAGCCTGAGCGATTGCTACCCACGGCTTTCCTTGCACGTCCTCAGTTTCCACTTTCACAACAAAGACTGCGCGAAACCACCCGTCCTTCGCTTCATCAGGAAGGAACTCCCAGGCGGGTAACTCCTGCCCACGTGGCCCCTTGTTCTGCATCGCATAGCGGAATGCTTGGTAGGCACTCATCGCGATGCGTCGCGCCAACTCGAATTCATTTTCCGCTGCCAAGCCTGACATGCCCTCTACCCTCCCCCCTCTCCTTCATCCGCTCCCGTTCATATTTTGCCCGCAAAGCCAACACAGCTCCGCTCGGTCTCTTCTTCGCCTTCTTTGGTTTCACCCACACAGGATCGAAGGCTGCGATGTATCGGGCGCAATCCATCAAATGGTCATTCGCCTTGGCGGGGGTGTCAGTCAGGAGACCACGAATCTTCGTGTAGTGGTATCGACTGATTTCGTTTTCAAACTCGGGGCAGGCGCCCCGGAGAACCCGCAGCTTGGGGGTGCCATCAGGCCGTATTTGAAGCCAAGATCGGAAAGCGAGTTCGCCAGCTTTGGGTTCATCACATCCCCAAGTGAAGGAGTACCCTCCTTGGCTAGAGCGCAAACGATGCCGTCTAAATTCATCGATGTACCTCTGCTCCACCGTCACCCCCGAGCCCATCTCCCCGACGCGGCTCGCATGCCCGTCGATCAGGAAGATTTGAAAGCGATGGCGCCCCATCTTGTCCCGCATGGCGTAGCCTAGCTTCTCGGCGGTGCATTGTCGGATGTACAACTCGTCATAGAAGTAGACATGGCTCTCGTTGGGTGGCACAGCAGCAAAAAGCACCGCGCAGATTTGTCGCCCTGGATCGATTGCAAGCAGGCGCGTCCAATTGTCAGGGATCGTGAACCAATCGCAGTTGTGAATGAGCGGGCTGTACTCCGGGTACACCAGATGTCCAATGATAGCAAAGTCACCGTCGATGCGCACACGTCGCTGTTCCGGGGAGAGCTTAGCAGCAAACGCAAGTTTGTCCTGCTCTGCGATATGCTTATTTTCGGACAACAGGACCAGGATTTCCTCAACCAGAGGATCACCTTCTTGAGCGCGTCGGTGCAAATCATAGAGATGTTCGGTTCCCGCCTGCGGAGTAGCGGACCAAATGAATCGTCCGCGATTCTCGACCAACCGAGCTGATAGCTCGGGATACCATTCAGGATCAACTATTTCCTCATCGAACCAAACCAGGTCAGCCTGAATACCCTGTGGAGGTTTGCCCTCGCTAGAGCGAAACATGATCTCCCAACCAGTGTGGAGTGTGACCTTCTCAGGCTGACCAAGTTTCTTGTTATTCCATGCAATGGACTTGATGAAGCGTGGCGGTATCAGAGGTGGAGCTGGTTTAGCTTCTGTACTTCGTTCGCAATCCCCTGGATCGTAGTTTCGGTAAGTTCGCCACAATCCAGTCTCCAGGTCGCGGATAACTCGAAAGGCGCCTGGTCGGGCAAGTTTGCGCCACATAGGATCAGCGCAGTGATTTCCGTCTTTTCCGACACAGACACACAGCCCGTTAGATACTGGATATTTTCGGTGAGGATCTTGACCAGTAACGGCTCTGGCCACCTCCACCGCAGCAGGGAGCGTCTTACCACCTCTGTTTGAACCTCGCAGCAGCCTCTCCGCGTAATGAGAACGATGGAATCGGTCTTGTGACGAGAGGGCTTCGTAGAGGCGGAGGGCTTCGTGCTTGCGC